AGTGCTACCGCGTCCCAGATGGAAAAAGCACCGGAAGATTTCTACGAAGTGCAGGCGTTCAAAAGTCGCGTGATCAATCAGATCGACAATCTCAAGCTGGCACGGACGGTCTTTGGCCGGGCGTACAAAGTCCGCTGGGCGATCGCAGGGTGGTTTAGTGCCGATGTCGATGTGCAGCAGCACCTCGATATCTTCAACACCGGCAGCAAAACCGCCGGGATCGTGGATCTGAACGAAAACTCTGTCCAGGGTGCCGTCGCCAAACTGGAAAAGATGGGTACCAAGCGTCAACTCGTGACGCCGTTTTGGGGGCAAAAGTGGAGTACATTCGCCAATGCCAATATCTTCCGTCCCCTCTCGGCGGTCATTGCCGGGCATAACGCCTACTGGTCTGCGCTGCTGGGTGAGTTCGGTGATGCGTACAGCTACGGGAACCTCCCGATCTACGGCGTGACGAAACTGCGCATCCCCCTGACCTACGAAGAGGGAGCCGAATGCGACGTCAACACGATCGCGGATGCCGGTGGTACCGTGGTCTTCAATGATGAGGGCTGGGAGCTCTACAACTTCGAGACCCCCAACACCGATGAGACCGAAAACAAGCTGGAGTATATCCGCTTTTTTGACATGCTCAACGAAGCCCTGCAGCGCGGAGCCAAAGAGTACCACCAGCGTCCGTTTACCGAAGTCCGAGAGATGCTGCAGCTCAAGATCGAGCAGTTCCTCGGCAAAGCCGTCGCCGCCGGTGTCGCGCTGGGCTTTGACGTGTGGCTCTCCCCGGAGAATAGCGGCTCGGAGATCCAAGCCGGTCGCTTCTATCTCTCCTACAAGACCGGAAACAACCCAGCAGTCCGCACCATCATCCTGCAGCCCTACTCGACTACCGAGTACGCAGATGAGATGCTCAAAATGGAAAAGGAGTAACCCATGATCGATAAAGCAGGCCTCGGAGCCACAGGAGACGCGCTGACAGGTATGTCCATCATCGTCGGCGGCAAAAATACATTTGGTAAGACCGGTGAAGTGAAGCTGCCCGAATGGAAATACATCATCCAAAACGAAGAGTCCACCGGACTGCCGGAGAGCGTCATGATGGAGATCACCATCCATGACATGAGTCAGCACTATATCGCTGCCTTTGCCAAAGGGGAGGATATCCTCCTCAAGGCCAACCTCCGGAACGAGGGCAAGGACATCCCGTTCACCGCTGCACTGAGCGGACAGGTGCATGAGATCTCCAGCCCGTTCAAGGAGATGGACAATGCCGGCCGGACGTTCAAGATCCGGCTCGACAACTACATCGAGAAAGTCGCCGGTGAAGAGACCGTCAAATGGAACTGCAAAAAGCTGCACCTTGAGTTCGGCGGCGATGGAAACAACCTGCTGAGCGATTACGCCAACAACACACTGTAACGCCAAATAAAAGGAGAAAAAATGGCCAAAAAAATCGATGTAGTGTATGGAGAGGAGACGGTGGAGCTCTCGCGGCTCTATCCGTTTGGTGAGACGACCAAGCTGGGGGATCAGGAGGTCACCGTCCTGCGGCTCCATGAGCTCAACGGATTTGATCAGGAAGTGATCACCAAAGATCCGGACAAACTGTACGGCTACATGCAGGTCGCTGTCTCGGCGGGTATCGAGTACTCCGAAGCCCTCGCCCTGGCCAAAAAAGACTACGAAAAAGTGATCGAGGTGCTGGAGGGTTTTTGATGTGGCTGCCGGAGGATGAGGAGCTGATGTTCGAGTCCCGCTCGCTGGTCTATGAGATGAGCGGGATCCCCATCCCGGAGCAGATGCACTATCCCAACCGCCGCTGGTACACCATGTACAAAGCCGCGATCAAAAGACACAAACAGAAAATCGAGTTGGCGGTCATGAGCCGCCTGTAATTCTTTCCTACGAGGCCGCGTGTCTCAAGGGTTGGCAAAACGCTGTAAAACAAAATCCTATAGGAGGTTGCTATGAAAGCAGCAGAAACCATCAACGAAGCCGAAGCGCGTAAGCTGATCCAAGCGTCACTCAAAGAAGACGGTATCGAGATCACAGCCAAACTGCTCGACCAGGTACTGGACAAAGCGAAGGATCTCTCGATCGCCGGTCTGGCCAAAGGGATCGGGATCAAGATGCAGGGCTTGGGCACCATCGAAGTGCGCACGCACGAAGAGCGTACCCGCAAAGTCCCTGTCAAAAATGCCGACGGTACCTGGAGCACCAAGACCGTCACCACCCCGGCCGGTCGCCATATCGCGATCGAAGTTGCCGACGGCTTGCTCACTGAGCTCAACAAAACGCTCTAACCCTGAGCCATGTACCGGCTGCGTGCCGGTGCGTGATACGTGTTTTGGTGGGTGGGCAGTTTTTTACCCATTTTCTCCTCTGCTCACCCAAGAGAACATATATACTATAAAGGATCCCCATGAGTGCTGGCAGTACAGCCCTGTCGATGAACATCGTCCTCAATAGCGCAATACGCGGTTCCCAATTCCTCCAGGCCAGCACCAAGGGGATCCACACCTACAGCGCAAAACTGGAGAAAATCAAGCTCCTCAAAGCCACGAACTTTCCTGTCCTTAATCGTCAGATACAATCCCTCGATAAAAACCTGCGCAAAATCCAAGCCCACACCGCCAAGATCAGCCGCAAACCGCTCAACATGATGGGCGTCAATGAGTCCAACCAGCGGCTCAGAGAAAACCTGCGTATGCAAAAAGCGATCGAACGCTCGACCAAACAGACCGCTTTTTACAGCCGCAAAGATGCACAAAATCACGCCATGACCGCCGCTGCAGCCCGTCACCGTCCGCGTCGTGATGTCTCGGTGGGGATGGTCACCGGCGCGGCATTGGCTGCCGCTCCGCTGGTGCTGCCACTGAAGACATCGTTTGACTTCGAGGAGGCGATCACCTCGGTCAACGCCAAGACCGACACCCGCTTCACCAAAGACATCCCCCTCCTGCGCCAAACAGCCGTCGAGCTCGGCGGATCGACCGAGTGGACAATGACACAGGTCGCCAAAGGCGAAGAGTACCTGACAATGGCAGGCTTCAACCCCAAGGAGATCGCCCAGTCGATGCGGGGCAACCTCGCGCTGGCGACCGTCGGGGATCTCGATCTGGGCACCAGTGCCGATATCTCCTCCAACATCCTCACCGGCTACAACCTCAAGGCCAAAGCGATGGACAGAGTGGCCGATGTCATTGCCAAGACCGTCACCACCTCCAATACCAATATCACCGAGATGGGGGAAGCCCAAAAATATGTCGCCACGGTCGCCACTGGGCTGCGTGGGAAAAATGCCTTCGTAGAGACCACCGCGCTGATCGGGATACTGGCCAATGCCGGGATCAAAGGATCCCAAGCCGGTACGCACCTCAAAGGGATGATGATGCGGGTGGCCGCTCCGACCAAAAAGAGCCGGGAGGCTCAGGCTGCTCTGGGCTTCCATGCGTTTGATGATGCCGGACATGCCAAACCCATCCACCAGATGATCGGGGAGCTCAAGCAGAAATTCAAGGCGCAGCACTATAGCCAGCAGCAGCAGGTACAGGCGATGAAAGATATCTTCGGGATGATCGCCCTGCCCTCGGCCATGGCATTGATGACCGCCGGAGAGCAAAAGATCGTCGAGTATCAGCAGCGGATCGACCAGTCCGCCGGAGAGGCTCTGCGGATCCAGCAGATGAAGCTCGATACCCCGATCGGCCAGCTCAAGCTCCTCGGATCGGCATTCAGCGGTCTGTCGATCGCTATGACCAGTGAAACAATCGCCCCGTTCAAGTCCTTTGTCCGCGTCGCCACTGAGGGGGTCAACACCGTCGCACGGTTCGCCAAAGAAAACCCCAAGCTCGCCGCCGGGATCTACACCGTGGGGCTGGCTCTTGGGGTCGGAACGGTAGCGTTGATGGCGTTTGGTCTCGTCGCGACGCTGGCAGGCAAAGGACTCCGCACGCTCGGACTCGGCGGCAAAAAAGGCTGCGGAGGTCTGAGCTGCCTCAGCGGTACCGCTGCGGGTGCCGCCCAGTCACTCGGCACCATGAACAAAGAAGTAGGGGCTGCACGTTCTCTTTTTAAGAGCCCGTTGATGCTCGCCATCGGTATCGCCGGAGTCGCCGCCGTCCTGGCCGGACTCAAAAAAGTAGCCGAAGCCTCCCATCAAGCCATACAAGATACCCACTCGATCACCCCGACCGTCGCCAATAAGTCCGCGCTGGAGGCCAAAGTCAAACGCCTCGATGCCCGGATCGCCGCTGCCAAAGGTCAGGACGGCTGGCTCTCCAAAGGCTGGGAGTCCTTTGTCCACGGATCCAATACCGACGCGAAGATCGAAAAGCTCAAAAAAGAGCGTGCCCGCGCCCAGCGCAACCTCACGATCGCAGAGGTAGGCGGCTACAAGCCACCTGAGCCGGTCAACGATCCGAGCTACTCCCCGGAGCAGATCGCCAAAGCCCAGGCTTATGCCGCCCGTATGCGTGCCAAATACGGCACCGTCCCCCCGCCGGAGAGCCCAAGCCCCAGCGGCTACGTCAAACCCGCCAACAATGTCCTGCCGGTGCAAAGCCCGGCGGCCGTCGGGCAGAGCCACATGGCACAGCTGCAGACCGCACAGGTGACCAACAACGACAACCACCAAGAGTCCACCACCGTCCACAACAATGTCACGGTGGTCGCCAAGGGGGTCGATGCGCATGAGGTGATCCGCCTGATCAACGCCAACACGCGCCAAACCCACTACCAAAACAAAGCAACCCAACTGAAGGATATCCAATGATCAAAACACTCTCTCTCCTACTCGCCGCTACTCTGAGCCTCGCTGCAGCATGGGAGCAGGGCAAAGTCGTGACCGTCATCGATGGGGATACCGTCATGATGCGCCGCCCCTACGGCGCGGTGGTCAAGTGTCGGCTGGTCGGTCTCGATACCTTCGAGACCAAAGTCAACCACCGTGCGTTTATCCAACTGGCCACGCTCAAACGCCTCCATCCCCGCCGCAAACACTCGATCAAAGAGGTGATGCACTGGGGCTATGAAGCCAAAAAATTCGCTGCTGCGCACGTGCTGGGCAAAACCGTCCAGTACCACAGCTACGGCGCGGATCAATACAACCGCGAATTGATCTATATCAAGGGTTTGAATTATCTGCTGATCCGCAACGGGCTGGCGGTCGAGTATCCGACCAACCTACTCTCACCCGAGCGCAAAACATTTCTGCTCGATGCGTCCAAAGAGGCCAATCGAGAGCACAGGGGGTTTTATCATGATTAAGAAAAAAGTGATCCAGCGCACCGTCGCCAAATGGTTCCGGGGCTATGACAAACGCTTCGTCAATGAGCTCGCACGCTTGCTGATCCTCGAAGGGGAGGGATTCAAGATCGATACCACCAAACGCCTCGCGCTCTTCCTCGCTCACGCCAAAGCCGAAGTCGATGTCAAGCGCAACGGCACCGTGCGCATGCGGGAAAATCTCAACTACAGTGCCGCACGGCTGCGGGTGCCGTTCAAGTATTTTCGCCACCATCCGAAGATGGCAGAAAAATACGGCAAAACATCCAAACACCCGGCCAACAAGGTGATGATCGCCAATATCGTCTATGCCAACCGCAACGGCAACGGTGATATCGCCAGCGGGGACGGGTGGCGGTACCGAGGCTGGGGGCTCTTCCAGACGACCGGCAAAAGCAACTTCGAGCGGGTGATCCGTGCGATCGAAGAGGTCACAGGCATGAAGCTGCACACGATGCTGCACTCCCACGATGACCGATGGCTCGACAACTACACGCTGGGGATCCTCGCGGGGATGGGTGACTGGTACGCATCCAAGATTTACAACGCAAAGAGCGTCCACCAATCTACCGAGATCATCAACTACTATACCAACACCTACGCCAAGCGGGCAAACTACTACCGCAAACTGCTGCAGATCATCGATGGAGCCTCCCACCGTGTTTGATATCGGGATGATCGCTTCGATCGGTGGGATCCTCTCATCGATATTCTCCGGTGACGATGCCGGACTGCAGCAGCTGCAAGAGCAGGGGCTGGTGATGGGCAAACTGGGGGACTTCACGTTTGTCATGCACCGAAACGCCTACCGGCAGATCACCAAGGCGATCACGGCAGATTTTGGCAGCTACAAGCCGATCAACGGTCAGGAGGTGCTCACCGACTCCGGCGGCTATGGGGAGACGATCACCGTCAACGGCGTGCTGGTCGTACAGCCTGTCGGGGCGCTCAAGCCGCTGGAGGCGTACATCAAGGCACGTTCTGAGCTGCGTTTCACGACGATCACCGAAGACATGACCGTGGTACTGACACACGCGACGTTTAACCGGTCTCATTTTTATCTAACAGGCCGCCACCGCGTCCAAAGCTACAATCTCACTCTCAAGGCGGTGTACAATGGCATCGTATAAGACTCAGCAGGATGACCGCATCGATCGGATCGTCCTGGCACACTATGGCGATCTTGAGATGCTCGAAGCCGTGATCGAAGCCAACCCAAAGCTGCACCAGCGTGAACTGATCCTCGATGAGGGGATAGAGCTCACCCTGCCCGATGCAGCACCCCAGCAGACCGCTCCGCATACTCCCCCGCCAGGCACGCCGCTATGGTAAGCAACTTTTTGGTGCTCGCCGTCGATGGGATGGTGATGGACGCGCGGAAGATCATCTCGTTTTCTTTTCACGATGAAGCCGGGGTCAAAAGCGATCACCTCGAAGTTGAGCTCACCCCGGACATGCCGCGCCCTCGCACCAACGGCATCGTCACCGCCGTGCTCTTCAATTCGCGCGGCGGGGTGATGCCCTGCGGGATCTTCTATGTCGAGTCCGTCACGCGGACAAACAACAAAGCGATCCGCTTCACTGCCAACGGCGTCGAGTTCAACGAAAAGCAGCTCAAGAAACATTCCAAACACTACGAAAAGACCAAGCTCTCCAGCATCGTCAAAATGGCCGCCGGTCGGATGGGGCACGGGGTGAAGTTTTGCGCCCCGGATCCCAAGATCGAGAGCCTCAACCAAAACAACGAGTCCGACCTGCACTTCCTCGACCGGCTGGCCAAAAAATACGACTGTCTTTTCTCTATCAAGAACAATGTCGCCTACTTCGTCAACAAAAGCTACGGCTGCATGCCGGTGTGGCCGCTCTTTGTCCCCTTTGCCAAAGAGAGCTCGATCACCCGCCGCAAAGTCAAGTACCACAGCTGCGAAGCGACGTACTACGATCAAAAAAAGGCCAAAGAGAAAAAGGTCAAAGTCGGCGGCAAAAAACCGCTGCTCAAAATTCGATCCAAAGGAAAAACACGTGAACTCGCAAAAATAGACGCCAAAGCAGCACTGTCCAAAGCCACGAGGTACTCGACACACGGACACATCCACACGATGGGTCAGACGATCTACGCCAGCACCAAGGTGTTTATCATCGGCACGCATGACTTCGAGGATGATGGGATATACTGGATCCACTCCTGTACCCACCACTTCAATCGTCACACCGGCTGGACGGTCGATGTCGAGTTTGAAAATTTAAAACCAAGATAAAAAGGAAAAATGATGGAATTTATAAACGGAAAAAAAGTACAAGACGCAGGGGACGGGGATATCATCATCGGGGATGTCGAGCCGTATGTGATCGATGACGAGCGGATCCTTGACGAGATCAAGTGGATGCGCGATCACAAAGAAAAGACCAGCCAGATCCACGGCGTGAAGATCGAGATACTCCACGATTGGAATCTCAAAACGATTCGCCACACGCTGGTACATGTTGAACCGGTGAAATAATATAAATATTCCGATAGTTGGAGATATCGAGACGAGATCTCCAACGAATCGTAGCAGCTACTTCCTAATAATCAAAAAGCGACCTCATTCACCTACCAGTGAAACGTCATAATCAAGATCATTTGCGTCCGTCTTTTCTGATAATGAATGGTTCCATGCTCACTCCTCCAGTGTATTCACAAGTATGTATTGGATCTCTTTGATCACGCGTACCATCTGCACGTCTTCAC